ATACGTATGGCGACCCGAAGCAGATACCCTGCTTTTCGCGGGTCCTCGGCGTACCGTTCTTGAATAATCGCGTAACCGACACTCAACGCGTGGTTGAGCTTGTATCTAAGCGTATACCACTCGACGTCGCCCGTTTGATCGCTCCCTACTACTCCGATTGGGGTAGGGTTGCGACGAAAAACCCAATACGCGACTCCCTCTCTTTCCAAAAGGTCTCCAGCGTTGCCGACATACCAGCCCACCCCGACGCTACCCTCATGACTTGGACGCAGGAAGAGAAGAAAGAACTCTCAAAAATTCCAAGGTTTCGTAATATTATAACCATCGGGGAAGCGCAGGGTATTACCAAAAATCACACCGTGCTGATCCGCACTAAACCAAAGTCGCTAGCACTGTACACGAAGAAAGAGCAATTCATTGTGGCTGTCACTAGGCACAAGGTGAGTTTCAAATACTACTCGATCACCGACAGTAACAACGACATCATTTGGCGCAACCTCACAAAGACCCCGGAGGGTAGGTTGGACACGTACGCGGACCCCCATCCGTTTGATATGGCGTGGCTAAAAGGCGTCAAAGCCGGTAGATTAGAACGCCCTAGACTCTCAAAGCCCAATGTCTGTTATCGACCGGGCGCCCCAGATTTGAAGCTCGCGTACCAAATGGATAACGGTCACCTACCGCACTCGGCCCCCAAAGCATACAACCTCTCATACGAACCTGTCGCCCGAGGCGAGAGACTCCGGCCATCCGCACCCGTGTATGGCGCAACCTACCCTGGGCCCGGCCTACAGGCGGACTACGATTCATATTTTCGTACCCCCACGGCGTATAATGAGCGGTTCCACAGTATGCTAGTTGAGCGGGGCGACTTCGAGTCAATTATACCAGATTCACGCATTAAATTCCACCGGGACAGACCCGTGAAGGTACATGGGAACGAGCAGCTCAATATGTTCTCGTCCCTCCGTACCCTCCAACCATGGCCCAGGCCTTCGACACAGCGGCAACTATTGAAGGCCATCGAGAAGCGAAATTGCAACACCAGTCGTTATACCGGCGCCTGCGACCCTGAAGAGATGGCCACCGAGGTGGTGGAGTACGCCTTCGACGCGTTGTGTAAGCCCGACTGGCGCGAACGTTCCGCAGGTTTCAACCGTGACCCGATAAAAATTGACCCCCAAGCAATCGACGACTATCTCATCACCGCGGAGCCCGCGAAGTACCGCAACTTGGGTACCGCGCATTTGGCAGCCGGGGCCCCCGACACCCTGCGTGTGGATCCCGACGATTTCCGAAATTACGCGATGATGTTCCGGCGCGAACCGAAGAACCGGCTCTCTAACGAAAGCGTCGGGGAGTATCAGATCCTACAAACGGTCATTCACCATGCTCCAAAGGTTAATATAGTCTGCTCGTTTTTTCGGGTACTGTACGACCGTTTCAAAAGTATCCTTAAACCCACGGTTTTTGTGCAACTAAAGAAAAGTCTCGCCGACCTAGAAGAACACCTCAATGAGCACGTCCCACCCGGCACCCCGGGGTTCGAGAACGACTTCGAGAAATTTGACAAGTCCCAGTTAATCGAGGCACTTAGTCTGGAGTTCCGCGCATACCAAATCCTTGGTATAGACAAAACGCTGGAGCAGTTGTGGTCCTACGGTATGACACTGACTGAGGCGAAGAACCTACTGTTAGGCGTACGCATATTTTTGTTATACCAGCGCAAGACTGGGTCCGTCACCACATCCTTCGGCAACGTGCTAGTCAACATGATCTCCACCTGCTGGGCTTACAAGTTAGGGGATTCTGGTTTTGTGGCACTATACTATGTTGGGGATGATTCATTCATCTTCATCGCCACACTACCGGATGCGCTACTGGCCACGGAGAACCTAGCTCTCTACTTCAACTTGCTGGGGAAAGTGATCCAAGGGATGGGCAACTATTTCTGTAGCTGTTTTATGGTTTGGAACGGTCATTCCTGGTTGGTGTACCCTGACCCATTCAAGCGGATCGAGCGTTTGTCATACCCTATCAACATGCAGGAGCAGGAGACCTTGTACGACCGCTGGCTAAGTTTCTGCGATTCATGTAAGAACTACAACGACGCGAGTGGTGTCCGTGCGTTGGCTGAGCAGTGCGCCCTGCGCTACGTTGGGTGCCGCATCGCGAGCGCGGTTGCCTCCATTGTGGGTCTTTGCCACTCATTCCAGGCGTTCAAGGACATGTACGAACCAGCGCCTCGGGAGAAGGAGATGTGGCTGGGTTCCGTACCCACCAGCGGGACCGAGTAAACCCCGGGGTTCCTCCGGTGGAGTCACGTACAGACCCGGCTGTACCACTTTCAGTAAAACTTTCGACTCCCAATCGCCTATTATTCTACAATGTACAAACCTACAATAGTCCATATACTCTTTCGCGATCTTTTCGATGCTGTACGCAACACTACCATTACTAGCACTACTGCTCCTGGCCCTGCTAACACTAACCCTGCTCGTCTCGATGCTGCCCTTGCCCGCATGGCTGCATGCTCTACTTCAGCTACTGCACACTTGACCCCACACGAGCGCGCTGAATACGAGAGGAAAGACAAGTCGTACCGCGCTGCCATTGACGTGGTATATCAGCTAATCGATACCGACCCGACAAAGGTAGAGGCACTTCGTCCCACGCTGGAGGGTCTGCTTGAGCAACTTTGGAAGCTCGCTGACTGTGCATTTCAGACATCCCCTCTTGCCAAAGCCATATCTGAGGTCAACTGCGCTTATGCAGCGTCAACCACGACAGTCACCAATGCTAGTGTCCAACCAATGGCAACTGAGACCACTCCACTAGTCCAGGCGCCCCCTTTTCTCTCGCGACCTAACTATCCTAACTTGGCCGACTTCCTCGACCGTTTTGAGGAGTTGGTCAATGTCCCGAACGTAGTGAAGACTGCTTTCATCTCGGCCTGCGACTTCTTCCGCCTCGCGCCTCCAGTGGTCACCTGCACACAGTCTCAAGCCACCGGCCAACCGTTGGTCTGGCACTGCACACTGAATTGGCAGTGGGAATATGTCGACATACCCTCGATCCAATCGCAAGGCCATACAAAGTCTTTCGCCCAAGGTCTAGCTTTTGAGGCTCTCGTGGATTACGTGGAGGCGCGTGTGCTCGATACCGGAGCATCCGTGATGCGTAAAGTATCTATGTCCGACGCTGATCTGCGCTGTATTGTGGCGGGTATTCTGTCTGATAAGACTCGCCCCAAGATTGATTCGGTCAACGAGTTGGCCAACGAGCTCAACCATATCGGGGCCTGGACTACCGTCCGGCAACTTGACCGGGTTGTGGCAGCATTAAACGCCGAAGGCGTCGATACACCCACACCACACTAGTCTCAGCCCACCTGTCCAACCCACATAACTTTGTTCGCTCCCAACCTTCACGTACGACATCAAGTATTAGACTACTGACATCATGTACTTCACTAAACAACAGAAACTAACTACAACGCTACTGACGTTAACATTACTGCGACTAGCTGTAGGTTTTGGTCTGCCGCCACCACCAACACCTACTGCCTCAAACACACCCAACATAATCTACGGTCCCTCGCGTTCCCCAACGGCCTCCATTACACCGTGTAGTCCCCTCAATCCCAACAAGACACGGTGCTTCTTGCCCAAACTGGCAACGATGTGTTACAGCCAAGACCCCGCGACCCCAACACTGCTTAACATCTGGTTTGCGCTCCAGGAGGGCTGGGTTTCAGCACCCGCGCTGGGCCAATTCCTCAACGCACTTCAGTTCATCGATTTTGCCGACACTATGGCACGCTTTCGGATGCGCAACGACCTGAGACTAATGCTGGTGGACCCTCGTTATCATGTGGACCCGTACAGCATCCCGCCATTCATCCCGCCCACCACTCCCCAGCACGTCCGGTTTGATATGGCCATCGTTGCCGTGTGTATACAGTGCGGCGACTACCCACTACTCTTGTCCAGGCTGTCCTTGGCCCTGTCCTACTCGGGACTACCTGACTACACCCCAGAGTCGCTGTACCTGTGTCTGCTCAATTTATTCTATTCCGCAACAGATTACCTGGTGGACCGCTTCTCAATAGGACACCAACTCTTCGACCGCTGTGCGTTCGAGCAGTTGGGTTTTTGTTGGGTGCCATTCGACAACTCCACCGGGTGTGCGTACCAGTACCCATGTGAATCAAGGTGTGTCAGAAAAACTCTACCGAGTCCTAAGGTGACACTCGTGCTACCGGAGTGTCAGGTTGCCACCCTGACGGTGTCGGCAACACCGTCTTTAGGTTCTCGGCAACCATCTTTCTCAGCACCCGTTTCCACGTCACCGTCTAGGAGCACGGGTTTCTCAGACAGTGTCTCCACCTCTGTCACCCAGTCCCCGACTCAGACACCGTCACAGACCCCGAGTTCGACTCCTTCGGGATCGACCTCACCTACATCAACAGGGACACCCACGCCCTCGGTCTCGCTAACCACAACGCCATCGGCTAGCACAAGTGTATCTGCCTCGGGCTCCACTTCACTATCAGGGTCCAGCACGAGATCATCCACACCTTCGATCACGCTTGGGGTTTCGCCTTCGGCCAGTGCCACTGTAACGTCGACGGCCACAACCACACCTTCTGCGACCCAGTCTGTGTCCCCGACATTGAGTCTCTCTAACACTAAGTCCGCCACGGCGTCAACCTCTATCTCAGCTACTAGGACGGTAACACCCACCCTGTCTGTAACTTCCTCGGTATCCGTGTCTGCGACTGCGTCGATTTCAATCACAACCACGCGTACACCCACAGCCTCGAAGTCTGCCACACGGACACCGTCCCTCTCACTCTCATCGTCTGTGACAGCTACCCCTTCGTCCACACCGTCGCCCACGTCGACCGTTACACGGACACCGACGTCGACACACTCTGTAACGCGCTCACCGTCACCGACGCAAACTGCGACACCTACTAGTTCTATAACCATAACCACAACTAGGACCCCGTCTATGTCCCCAACGATCTCTGACACGGCCTCCCCAACACCGTCCAGGTCCATCACGGCTTCTTCCTCGCCTACAAGAAGTGTCTCTGCGTCGCGCACTCCATCGTGGTCTCCAGGTTTCAGCGTGTCCTCCACCCCGACCGTTAGTGTGTCAGCTACTTCCACACCCTCCCTCGGCTTTAGTTTCTCGTCCTCCATCACCAGGACCCCGACAGCCTCGGTGAGTATAACAGCCACACGGACTCCGACGCCATCACAGACCCCCACAACCAGCAGATCACTGACAACCACACCGTCCCCGCTGCCCTTTGTCGGTGGCAACGGCTTGCGGCCATTGTAGACTACACCCCCATATAGTCCATTCAGTAATGAGCCTATTTGTCTACTATAACCTCCTGTTCCCATTCGGCCCCGCTTTGGTTAACGTACAGACATCTGCTGAAGGACTTTGGACCACTCCGGCTCGGTTTCAGAAACTACTATCATACCTTGCAGCGTTGGACTTCTCGAACTACGACCTTCGCCAGGTGACTTTCCAACGATTACGATCACCTGCACTATTAATACCGAAATTTTTCTACGCGTACCCATTCGACCCACTCCGCTATCCAGCATTACCCCCGATACTTCAGGTCCAGTTTCCGGCACTTGGTGTATTTGTGTCTTTGTCGATCCCAGAGTACGTAACACAGTTCGCGAACGTATCAGTTGCGCTTTCGTACCGTGAGGGCGACTCCGACTACAGTGAAGCACTAGCTGCCTACAAAGCAGCCGTCCAGGCCCTTGCTGTCAGTTTTCTTGAGCAGAGAGGGTTCTACACTCGTCAGTCTTTCGAGCTGTTGAATTTGATAATATGGGGTCCTTACCCACCGATCCCCGCGCTGCCTCCTACGAGTCCCTCTTCCCCGAGTTCTACACCCAGCTCTCAGCCTTAGCAGTGGCGGACTGGTACACCCCAGAGGCCTTGTACAAGATGATCCGCAAGTTGCGTTCCGTGCTATTCCCTATAATCTCCACCCGCAACGGGGCCCGCGACTGTCTGTTTCCCGACGTCCACACCGTCCCATTTTCCTTGGACCCCCCGAGTCAGTTCAAAGCCATTGGTGCCTACGCCACTGATGCCGACCCAGTCCTTCTCCGGATCCTAGGCCAGCTCAACTCAGCTCTCTCTTACAAAGACAGCGTGGTCAGTGCGCAAATCCAAGCCGGTATGCCAGCCCCCGGTACAGACCACCCCGAACTACTGACTATGCCGCCGGAATTCACTCGTTCGCAGGCTACTTTTATCAGCGCTCTCACCTCCCTGTGTGAGTATGCAGCCGATAAAGACAACTACTATACACGCTCTTCATTCGAGGAGCTGTACTCTCTGACATTCATATAGGTATACGGAGTCCCGTGGTGCACGTAAAGTAAAATGTCCTACACTTCCACCACCACGGGAGCTCTTGCACGCGCAGCGGTACTACAACATGATTCGTGGTATCTGCTGGGCGACATGTCAGCACTAATAACCATACTTCAACAGACTATACTCACAAGTTCTACAAGCGTCACGGCGGCGATCCTAGCCCTAACAGTACTCCCGAAGGGTAGGCCCTACGTAATACCCGATGGCGACCCGGCTTTCCCGACATTCGTGCGCTTCGCGGTGGGCACAACCACCCCACCTCCTGTGCTCAAGACGTACGTTGCCGGTTTTCTATTCGGTTGGGACTCTGTGCTCGCATATATATTGGGAATACTTGGTGACCCGAACCCCGACTCCTATCGCGCCGAATATCAGGCGGCAGTCACGGGCCTCAACACCTACTTAGGTAGTGTGGTCGGTGCTTTCAACGTCACCACATTCGAGTATGCTTTTGCCCTTACGTGGGCTCCTTGACCGTTACCCACCCCCTGTAGCTCATGAAGTAAAATTGTAAATCCTCATCGTTCATTACTACAGGCAATGGCAAGCACCTACTCCACAGTATCCCAGCAAACTTATACTCAATTAGTCCTAGATCAGAACGCGGAATGGTATACACCTCAGGCCATGCGCTCGCTCATCAATGCCCTACGGACGGCAGATTTCAAGCAGGTTTCGGGGCGGACCCAAGCTATGCAGGCTTTGACATCCGTCATACCGGACCAACCGTACTCCGTCAATGACTCAGGGATTAATACACTCGACCTACGTTTCGGTACCAAGGTCAACGCTGGTGTCGCGTCACCGGCTGTAGTGTACATTGCCGCATTTTGCGACGGGTGGGACACAGCACTCACTAACATCCGTAATGCTCTAGACACCACAACACGGCAAATGAATAATACTACGGTCGACAACTCCAACGGGTCGGAAATGGACCAGTCCAAGTCAACCCCCGACCCTAGGCAGGCAATCGGAGCCACCAACGACGCCACCCTCTCATACAACAGGGGCCTGAGCAAACTGTGCGACCTCATGCGCACTGGTACCGGTGCATTCAACTATCACCTGTTCGAGGCAAAGTACGCGCTCACTTGGAGCACTGCAATGGAACCCCGCTACCCTGGGGGGCCAGTCCCACACTCTGGTGGACCAGGCTCCCTTCCGGCTCCGGACATACGTCCGCTACCATACCTAGCTCCGGTCAACATGGTACAGCAGACCCCTGAGTTCGCGTCCCATATCGTCGCTATGGTCAAAGGCAACCCGCACCTGTTAGACTACCCCGCTTTCACTGAGCATTTCCTCCGTGCCGTCGCCACGCTGTCTATAAAGGGCAAACCAC